AACAAAACAATACTAAAATGGGAGCATTATTAGAATCAGGTCTTGTTGGTAACATTGGTCTTAAGCACCTTAAAGTTATCAAAGAAGACACAATCAACAAATGGGACAAATTAGGGTTCCTCGAAGGTCTTAAAGGCCACCTAAAAGAAAATGTTGCGCAGTTATATGAAAACCAAGCATCACATTTGATTAATGAAGCATCGTCTACTTCAGACACCGGTGCATTCGAAACTGTTGTTTTCCCAATTGTACGTAGAGTATTCTCTAAGTTGTTGGCTAACGATATCGTTTCTGTACAAGCTATGAACCTTCCTATCGGTAAGTTGTTCTTCTTTGTACCTAACATCCAAAACAATCCAGGTGGTGTTCATTATTCACCATATGGTGCTCCGGATGCCACAAATCAGACACCATCTACAGGTTATAACTGGGATACTACAAAAAATCTATACGATAGATTCTACGAAGGTACTGAACCAGCTTTAGACCCACCAGGTTTATTCGATTATTCTAAAGGACAATATAGTTCAATGACTTCATCTAATGGTGGTGCTCACGTAACTACTGTACAATGGTCTAGTGGTCAGATGGTTCCTACCGCTTACACAGTAGCCGGAATGCCTGCCGAAGGATATAGAAAGGTTATTGTTGTTTTATCAGGTTTTGCTTCAGATGCTGCCGGTAAATTAATCGGTCCTGATGGTAACCCAATGGATAATGAATCATTCTTATCTGATTTGACAATTAACGCTGTTACAAGTGCAGGAGGAGCATTCTCAGGTGCGGGTTCAGGTAACCTACTTTTCAGAGTTGTTACTCAAAAATACGGTAAAGGTATCGTACAATATGGTACAAACAACGATAATTTAGTATTCCCGGATTCAAAAACAGGTGGTGGTTCATTCGACAATATCTGTGATGCTGCCGGTAAAATTTACTTGGAAGTTGATTTACAAGTACCTTGTGCTGTTGGTGCTAACACTCTTGATGGTTACTCAGGTCAGACAATCACTATCAACGGAACAGATGTTCAAGATTCACAATTTACCGCAACATATAAGATTTACAAAAATCTTGAGTTCGAAGATAAAATTGGTGAAGTTTCTTTTGACCTTCAATCAGTAACAGTTTCTGTAACTGAAAGAAAGTTAAGAGCACAATGGTCTCCTGAAATGGCTCAAGACGTTGCGGCTTTCCACAACATTGATGCTGAAGCAGAATTAACAGCTTTATTGTCTGAGCAAATCGCAGCTGAAATCGATAGAGAAATCCTTCGTGATTTGAGAAAAGCAGCGGCTTGGAATTTACGTTGGGATTATAATGGTTGGAAGAGACAAGGTCAAACTTCAGTTTCTTACACTCAGAAAGACTGGAATCAAACTTTGATTACAGCAATCAACCAAATTTCTGCACAAATCCACAAATCTACCTTAAGAGGTGGTGCTAACTGGATTGTTGTTTCTTCTGAAATCAGTGCGATTTTTGATGATTTGGAATATTTCCACGTATCAAACGCGGCTCCTGAGCAAGACCAATACAATATGGGTATTGAAAGAGTAGGTACTCTTGCAGGTCGTTACCAAGTTTATCGTGACCCTTACTTCCCAGCTAACCAAGTGTTGTTGGGACACAAAGGAACGTCATTGTTAGATACAGGTTACATCTACGCACCATATGTACCTCTACAATTAACACCTACAATGTACAATCCATTCAACTTTACACCAATCAAAGGTATCATGACTAGATACGCTAAGAAGGTTGTAAACAACCGTTTCTACGGTAGAATCACAGTTGATGGTGTTCGTACATTTGACTTGAGAGAATTGAGATAATCAATCTAAAAAGGAAAATAATAAGGAGACAAGAAATTGTCTCCTTTTTTTTATAAATTTTGTTTTTTTCAAAAAATTATTATATTTATTTAAGATGCAAAAAATGGTTCGAAATTTGGTACTTGAAATATATAATAGAACAGAAGTTCTATTCAATTCCCTTCTTTTATGAAGGGATTTTTTTTGCCCATGCGTTTAATAAACTAAACATATAAATAAAAAAAAACAAAACATGAAAAACACAGTAATTTACAACGAGTTGGTTCAGAAAATGAGACAATTTTTTCTGAAAAAGGGGTTTTTGGAAGTACCTACACAATCAAGATTATCAATTCTTGCTGCATGTGAAAATCCACATTCTATCACAACATTTGAATATCAAGGTCAAGTTTGGCCTTTACCACAAACAGGTCAAATGTGGTTGGAGTATGAAATGCTTAAAAATCCGGAATGGCCCGGGGTATTTTGTCTTACAACATCATACAGACAAGAAAAAAATCCTATTGAAGGTCGTCATGAACTAATATTTCCGATGTTTGAATTCGAGAGTAAAGGAACTATGTTAGATTTGGAAAAGTTGGAATATGACCTTTTAAAACACTTAGGTTTCGAAGAACCAATTACGGTTGACTACGAGTCCTTAAGTCAAAAATATGGTACAAGTATTTTAGAGTCAGAGCACGAAACCAAAATGTGGAAGGAAATAGGTCCTGTAGTATCCCTTCAAAATTTTCCTATAAGGACTAATCCTTTTTGGAATATGAAACATGCGGGTGGAGGAGTCTTCAACAAGATAGACGTAATTTTATACGGTCAAGAAACAATAGGAAGTGCTGAAAGAAGTTGTGATGTAGAAAAAATGAGAGAAATGTTTTATACAATCGAAAACGGTGGATACTCGGCAAAACTATTTGAACTTTTTGGCAAAGAAAGAGTTGAAAAAGAACTTGAAGAATTTTTACAACATTCGTTCATTCCTAGATTTGGAGCCGGAATTGGGATGACAAGACTTGCGAGAGCGTATGAGTTAATGAAACAAGAACAGTTAGAATTGGTTTAAGTGAATAAAAAAACCCCATCTTTTCAGGTGGGGTTTTTAATTAATCTTCATCGTCATTCATCATTTGGAAATCCCAAATTTTACCATTTCCAGAACTTTCACCACCCTCCCATTGGAGGGGTGATGCATAGTTTTCAATTTCTTTTGGATGGACTAAATTTTCACAATCAAGAGTATTAAGTAATACTAAACTTGGTATTTGTATTATACAGTCAGGTATTGTTTTTAATTCATTATTCTTTGGTATGTTTAAGAATTGCAGTCTTGGTAATTTACAAATAGCACTATTCAATTCTTTTAAACAATTTTCGAAAGTCACTGTTTGTAAATTTTGAAATTGTGTTATAGAGTCGGGTATAGCAATGAATAGACCAGCTTCTTTAGACTTAATTGTCAATTTAGTCATTTCTTTAGGTAATGACGGTATAATATCTTCAAATCCATAAAGTGAAAGGAAATTACCTTCATTTCTACCAGGGAAAGTTAATTCGATGGTTTTGCTGTTGTTTGAGGTACTAAGTTCACTAGCAAATTTTGGTTTAAGTTCTTCCTTGAGTTTTTTTAGTAATGGAGAATTTAGAAGTGCGATATCTCCACCACTTAATCTATTCAACGAAACCGTCTTCAAAGACTCCATTTTTTTACTCACGTAGTACTTCACAACATCAGGCGGACTATCAGAAAGTTGACCGGCCGTCAAGTCTTGTCCTAATGCAATATATTTCTTTTTGAGATTATCTGAGATATTACTATATTGAGAATCATTCAATGAAGGACTATTATATTCCAACCACATTTCAACCGTTGCCTCATCATTATTGAAATATTCTGTCGGATTATCTCCGGGACGGGCGTTATCAACTTTTTTTATTAAATCCTTTTCTTCTTGGGTAAGTGGTTTTGGTACAAATAGTTCTTTTAAACCTTGTAATTTTGGTAATTTACTTTCAATTTCAGACCAAGGTATGTTTTGATGTCCGCTGTATCTACCTGAATTTGACCCGTCTGCGAGAGACATACTTCCATATGGGTCAACTAGGATTACACAAGCGAAATTTAAGTCTTTGAATGGTAAATCTTCGTCAATAACATAATAAAGAGTCCTTTCATGACCTAATCTATAATTATAATATAAATTACTACCACCTTCTCTACTTGTACACCAAGTCCTTCCGTTTCCAAGTTTAATACATTGGTCTTTTACTGTTGGAGCAAATATCTTAAGGTTGTTTTCATCATAAACCATTGGTATGTCGGAGGTATCTTGTTTTGTTTTTTGTACCTCTTTACCACTCTGTAATCCATCCAATAAATGCTCCATTTCTTGGAAGGACATTTCATCGGCATTTTTGTGTTCAATAGGAATTTGATTGAAATTATCTACGTATTCTGAAATGTAATAAAGTATTTGTGTGTCAGTTAGTGTCGGATTAGTTTTTCTATATTTTTCTTTCAACTTTTTGGTAAGGAGTTTAAGATAATTTCTTTCTAAAACTTCGACTAACTCCAACCATTCATACTTTGTTATATCTTGTTTTGTTCCGGGAAGGGCAGATTTTATTTCTAAAAACTTTTTGATTGCCCTTTTCAATTCAGTGTTAGGAATATCTACTCCTCCGGCTGCTTTAGCCTCTTTTCCCTTTTTCTTAAACATATTGTAAATCTCTGTGAAAGATTTTGCAGACCTTTTAGAATCAATCAAACTTTTTAATTCATCGTACGAATATCTATTCAAATCTCTTCTATCTACAGGTAAACCATTTTGAAATTTTTCGAATTCGTCGATGTATGTACCGATTGTTTCTACACTATCTTGTGTTTGACCAGCAAATTTGGCGAGTAATTTGTTTTTTACTTTTTCAGATATTTCTGTAAGTAATACATTTAATAACTTCATTTTTAGCAGTTTTTCTTACTATAAATATACTTGAATGAATAAATATTTAATTATCAGAGGTTTGTTCAGGTTCTTTTTTCTGTGTTAAAATTCTTAGTGATTTTGAAAGTATTTCCGCTTCTGTCAGGTCAAACACACCTTTAGTATATGCCATATTCAGTGCTTGGGTAATTACAAAAAAGGCTTGTTCTGGTTGAATGTTGTCGATGAACTTAGACACATTTTCTTGACTTTGATAAGAAATAGCACCGTTAAATAGGTGACCAATTATTTGTGATTCTTGCATAACGTAATATTTATATATTGGTAAATATATGAATAAAAAAAGAATAAATGAAGCCACTGATTCAACTAACTCAGGTAGTTTCAGGCCTCCTATAACCTTCGCACCAATCGATTGGGGTAAAGAACCCTTGGAACCATTTAATATACCTGTGTCTAATTTCTTAAACCCAAAACTATCTTATGATAGTTATGATGGACGAATGTCTGTGTCAAATGAAAAGGCAAAT